TGTGTCAAGTACTGTAATAGTACCATCTACGGATGGAACTTGTCTTTGGTAGCCCACAATATTTGGGTTACCCATTTCCTGTACCGGTTGTACGTTTAGATTACCATTAAGAGTTACAGACTGTACTCTTGGAACATCTTCAGCAACAATAACAATTTTAGCGTGTTGTCCGCGAATAGCCGCTGGAATTGTAGCATCTGTGATATCTGACCAGTTTGTTCCAGCAGGTGCGGCATGATAAACAGCTAATACCTGAGCGGTTCTTGTATCTCCCGTTGTTAGGGTTGTACCAGACACAGAATATTCTCCTGTTTCTGGGGCAGATGCAACTTCCTCTAGGTATTCTCCATCCAAAATTACAGATAAACAGTCGTTACCATTTAATAATTGAATTGGAGTTTCTGTTAGGCTGAATGATGTAGTTCCTGTAGTAAACTTATCTACAATAACATCATTCTTAAACCATCGTTTTGCACTTCCGGTAGCAGTATAGCTTTCAGTAGATTCGCCTGTTACGTTGAAGGAATATGAAAAGTCACTAACCTGTAATCTTTGTGCGTGAGCACTCTTTACATAGTCAGCTACCTCAGCATCCTTCACAAAAAGGATAACGTCAATCTCAGATAGTTGGTCGATATTTACACCTTCTGCCGGATAAGCTGTAGCGTCTGTTCCAGTTAGAACTGAGAACAATTTAACGCTTACATCAAATACGTCAAATGTAACTGTAACATTAGTGATATCCGCAACTGTACCAGCATGGTTTGGATTTCCAAGCTCGTCAATCTCTGTGGTAGGAGCTTCACTTGATAGGTCTACTCTTTGCACTCTTGCGGCATCATAATAATCAGTCGGGCCAACAATCCTTAATGCCATTTCCTTAGAAGGGATTGCTAGTCTTTTTGCCATCTATTACCTCTTTTTTATAAATATGAATATTCTGCTACAAACATAACCGTAGCTCTGTAGTACATTTTCTCTACCAATTCTGGCATCACCCGTACTGGAGTAACTTCTATATGTAGTGGGTGTAGGTATCCCAATCTAGTAGGAGTAATATCAGGTGGAAAACCTTCATCGTAGTCGTACACAGGTATCCCCGAATATAGTGCTCTCGTTATTTGATAGGAGAGTTCATCCCTTTGCGTTTTATTCTTAGCAAAGATGTCTATATTCCAGGTTCTATCCTCTTTTTGTTTTTTATTTCCAATTTCCCAAGGTCTAGGTCTAATTTTAGCATTTTCTACAGAGACTGTAGGTATCGTAAGACCTCTTACGGGAAATTCATCAGTTATTGTTAAATAAGACACACTTGAAAAAGTATCCTCTATATAATAATAAACTGATAAATCCTGTTTCGTTAAAATATGCATTATTCTAAGTCCACTTTTGTACCACGTAAGTACCAATATGAAGTAACTTCCCGATGGTGTTCCCAGTAAAAAACCACATACACGTATTCATTATCTATTTCTTTCATTTCGTTACGCCATCTCTCTAAATCTACTTTGAACTTTTCGTGTTCTTCTGTATTTTGAAGATTGTTTGCATAGATTTCTTCTAGGCGTTCATGAAATTGCAGTAAGGCTCTTTCACCTATAGCCACACCGGAAGGTTTTCTGGATGTGAATGGGCGTCTAGGCTGAAGTCCTGTACCTCTTTTTACAATATCAGAAAGTACTTCATTTAATTTTTCTACCGCTTCGGCTCTAAAACGGCTATACGCCTCTCTAATAAGATTAGCAACGAGTATCTCCGTTTCTTGTATAAACCATTGTGGGCCAAATTCTGGGTAAGGCCATCCAGCAGAATGTCCTTCGCTATGGAATTGTACGCTTCCTCCCTCCGCTCCCTCAACTGATGCATTTCCATATTCAATTAAGTACCAAAATGGAGCTTCTGTTGGGGCTAGATAAGAGAGTCTAGCTTTTACAATTGCGTCATACCTCCAAGACCAATCTGCCGTAATATCCTTAAAATCTTCTTCTCCTGTTTCTTTATCTCGCCTTACTCTCCAAGCTTTTCTTCCCTCTCTTGCTGTGCCGTAAATGAGTCTCATCCATTGTCTGGAACGCATATCTCCGTCCTCCCAACGCTTTCCAGGCAAATCATCTCTCGCCTTTTTCACAGCGGCGGCCCATAGTTCCACACCGCCTAATGGTGTTAAGTCAATATATACGTGTGCGGTTCTAGCATTTTCATCTGGTAATATTGTTATAAGCGGTATACCAGAATTAATGTTACTTCTAACAGCATTTTCTAAATGTGATAAGTAAGGTGCGTAATTATATTCTTCTGTAGCAATTGCGGCTTCTTTAATTTTCAACAACAAAAGTTGAGCCGCTCTATCCCTTGTATATTGGTAAGCTCTGGTAAAGGCTAGTTGAAATGCCGCTTTTCTAAAATCTTCCGCAGATAGTTCTCTGTCTATTCTATTAACTTCTTCTTTGTAAAAACGAGCCTCATCAGATATATTATCAAATATAGCTTGTTGTTCTCTCAGGATATCATTAAAATTTAGTGCCACGAAAAATCAATTTCTCCGAAGACTACGCCTAAAACTGCCCTAGTGTAGTTGTTAAAGTTATCTAATACTATCTTTCTAATCTGCTGATACTCTTCTGTGTCTTTATCAATAATTTCTTCTATTCCGGCAAGTGTAATAGCCTGATGTTTCTTCCCTAAGCTTCCAGTTAATTTTATAACATCCAGTACATCCACTCCCGTAATATATACTCCTGAACCTTCTGCCATATCTATTCCTCCTCGTTTAGTGTCAAAACTAATCTGTTTAAGTCCGGTACTCCCCTTCTACCAATATCATTTACTGTCATTCTAATATTATCTACTACTACATATTTTGCATTTTTTGCGGCATATAAACTAGTATCATTATACTCAATTTGTGCTCTACAATCACCCTCAAAAAACTGTCCACCAGTTACCCAATTCATCCTGTCAGCCTTACCCCAAGTAATGTGAGCAGGAACTGTCAGTCCAGAATAAATAGGTATGAAATATACACCAGAACAAGTTGGACAAAAGGGGTCTGTAGCTTCCTGCGTAACTGGATTTAAGTCACACGTTGGACAAGGAATTGATGACGCTACCGTATAAAAAGTAATGTCTCGTCCTATTAAATTTCTTATATCATTAATTATATGAGTTAGCATTTTTATTCATCCGGATGTGGGTCATATTCCTCACCCTCTGTTGAACGTAGGTAGGCGTGCCAGCCAGTTGCGAAATTTAGAACTGCTCTAAATTTTCTGGCTATTGCCCCAATAGTAACTCTAGTCCTGATACTATCTACTATAGATACTGCATCTTGTATTAGTGCATAAATTATTTTTGTAATTGTTACAGTATCTATTGCACTAACCGTGTCTGAAATAGATTTAAATATGTTTCTAGCAGTGTTTACAGTATCCGTTATATCTACCGTTTCTGTAAAAGTTCTTATTAAATTTCTGGCTGTGCCTAAAACGTCCGTAGTACTAACTGTTTCTGCAATAGAAATTGCAATAGCTCTAACATTTGTTACTACGTCAGTAATCCCCACTGCATCAGAAATTGCAACAAAAACTGAACGTAACCTAGAAAGTGTATCCGTGATATTTACAGAATCTGCAATAGAAATTGCTAGATTTCTAGCTGTAGATACTAAGTCTGTGATTCCAACCGAATCTGCAATACTTCTTACTAAGGTACGAATGTTGGAAAACGTATCTGCCACATTCACGGAATCTTGAATTAGGGCATACTTAGCCGCCGCACCTTTAATAGCACCTATTAAGTCTGTGATTCCTACGGTATCAGCTAATTCTACAAAACGTCCAGCACTTCTAGAAAGAATATCTGTTATGTCTACAGTGTCTGTAAGAGTTTTATAAAGCTGTCTCGCAGTTGCTACTAAATCTGTGATTCCAACAGTATCTACTAAAGTTACAAATCTACCTATAGCTGTATTAACAGTATCAGTTATCCCAACGGTATCTGAAATTGAAGCTACAACTTTTATTACTCTAGAAACTACATCTGTTATCCCAACGGAATCCGCTATTGTTTTAAATAAATTTCTAGTTGTGGTTACAGTGTCGGTTACTCCAAGGGATTCCGAAAGAGTTTTAAATAGCTCCCTAGCATTACTTAGAGTATCTGTTATCCCAACAGATTCAGAAATACTCTTGAAAATATTTCTAGCTGTGGTTATTGTGTCGGTTATTCCCACTGTATCAGATATAGATGCTACAACCTTTATTATTCTAGATAGAATATCTGTTATTCCGACATTATCTAAAATAGATACAAATCTACCAGCACTTCTAGCTATAATATCCGTAATTCCAACGCTATCCGATAAAGTCTTGTAAATCTCTCTAGCAGTTGAAATAATGTCTGTAACTCCAACATTGTCGGCTATGGTTCTAGCTCTACCAATAGTCTTTGAAATTACATCGGTTACGCCAACAGAGTCTGCAAGAGTTACAATTTTTATAGCAACTGTTGATAAAATATCAGTAATTCCTACACTATCTGATAATGTTTTATAAAGCTCTCTAGCGTTAGTAATTGTATCCGTAATTCCTACATTTTCAGCAATTGTTTTAAATAAATTTCTAGCGTTGGTTAAAATATCAGTAATTCCAACATTATCTAAAATACTGATAAATAGATTTCTAGCATTAGTAACTGTGTCTGTGACACCCACATTTTCTGTCAGGGTTTTAAATCTTCCAATAGCTGTTGATAAAGTATCCGTGATTCCTACTGAATCAGCTAATGTAATAATTCTACCAACTGATGCGGCTAAAATATCTGTTATACCTACACTATCAGCTATGGTTTTAAATAAGTTTCTAGCTGTAGATAGTACATCAGTGCTTCCTACAGTATCTGTTAAGGTTCTGACTAACTCTCTTACGTTAGTAACTGTATCCGTTACTCCTACAGTATCAAGAATAGTAGCAAATTTTGCGGCTAATCCTTGGGCTTCCTCAATCGCCAACCACAACGCATATCGTGCTGTTCCATCAGCAGTTGAATAATCTAATGTCCATCCATTTGCATCCCAACTATCTATGGTCGCCACTAACTCATCTGAACCTGTGTCATCTAACATGTGGACAACAACATCATCCGTTAGACTTCCAGTATTCATCGTTTCTGCGCCCCAATCATTATGCGTACCAGTACAATAATCTTCCCCATCTTGGTTGGCAAACGCAAGTGCTAGAACACCTGCCTCACTATCACCATTCCAATCATCAATTGCTGAATGGTCAGAAAGTATTCCGAATAAGCATTGTGGTGTAAATCCAGGCGATGTATTGCTTTTGGTTGTTGCTGTTGTTGGCGAAGTGTCCGCTCCACACCATGCACTTATATAGGATGGCAAATCAAGCGAGACCACAATCCAATCATCTGTGTTGTCTCCACTCCCGCTGACATACTGTATATCAAATGACGTGGATGTAAAATTGCCAATGTCATAATAAATACCTGGGCTAAATCCCGCTTGCATGTGGAAATAATCGTCAGCAATACCACCTCTAACAACGCTCGAAGAACTCGCATCAGCATCGTAACTGGAGAACGTTCCAAAACCACTCCCCCTTACTGCCATGCTTATTCCTAAGACACTATTAACATAGGCAGTATCATCTGCTGGACAATCATTTGAAATCATAAAGACAATATCGGTCTGGAAACCTGTCGTTACAGTAGCGCCAGGACTCCCCACCTTGTCTACCTTTTGTATATCAACATTATCAAAACCAGCAAAGAAAATAACCGTCATCAAAAAGCCAGCAGAAAATTGTTCGTTGATTGTTAATTCAACACCTCCGCTATTCCATTGGCTAAATGTAAATTCACCATCCACAGCACCTGCATCTGTCACCAATCCGATGCAAGCGTTGTGTACAGTCCTACGATTTGCATCAGCCCATACATCTCCATCCATTTCGTTCCTGGCACAATAATATTCATCTGTACCATCAGTAAATCCAATTGCCAACTCTGCATCTGTCGCTAAAGAATTATCGGCAGTTGCTTTACTGATAATAAACATTGCCAATTGCGGAGTGGCACTCCACCCCGAAACATTAAAATCCTGTGTTCCCGATGCGGCGGTTGATACCGCCTGACGCACTGCTCTAATTTGAGGGTTTCCCGATGGTAATAATGCTTCTAAAACATCGGTTATTCCAACTGAGTCAGAAATTGATTTTATTAAAGTTCTAGCCGTTGTTACTATATCCGTGATTCCAACAGAATCAGAAATTGTTTTGTAAAGTTCTCTTAAATTGGTTACTGTATCTGTAACCCCAACTGTGTCTAAAATACTTACGACTTTCCCAACTACATTGGATATTGTATCTGTTATTCCCACTGTGTCGGAAACACTTCTTTGATATGCTACTCCCCCAACCTTGTTTACATCAATATCTCCTGTGACGGTATAGGTGGTAGTATAACCATTGTTTGCTTCGTATGCCCTGATGAGTATCTCATCACCATCTGATACCACTCCTGAGGGTATTTGAAATGCCAGAAGAACCTCAATGTATTCACCTGGCCCATGTGAGTAACTGGTTGTTGTACCATCTTCAGTTACACCGTTATTATCTCCTTCGAAGCTAACACCTTGATTTGTTAACCTATTAGTACAGTCCTGACCCTCTGTTAGATTATCACTACCTACTGCTTGAATGGCGGCGGCAGAAGTTGAGACATCTGTCCATCCACCTCCCTGATGATTGAATTCAAATGTCCAAACAACAGAACCAGCATTTTTACCATTATCATTATGTAATTGAAAACGGCATAGATAAGTAGTATCTGTATCTAATGTTTGCTGATTATTAGATGAGCCTATAATGGTAGAACCAGCCTCAGTTCCATCATTATAAAAGGCATACTCAATCAGGTCGTAGGTAGGGTTAGCCATACCACGAATCCCTTACCTTTTTTGCCTCGCGATGAAGTTTATCAAAAAACCAGTTTTCTACTGTCTGTCCAGCAAGAAATGCTTTTTCAAAGGTAAACTTCTCCACAAACAAGTATTGCCATAAACCAAATAAATCACATCCTAGCCACCTGTTACCTCTCCAGATATAATAATCTGTTCTGTGTTGCAGGTATGGACGTTCACCAGGGGTTTCGTTCTCTTGTACGATTACGACAACCCCTAGTCCAGGTGCATCCTTTGGCTCTCCTTTTTCAGAACCAAAGGTTGTTCCATCAGCGTAAAAAATACGCCATTTCATTGTTTACGAACCAGTAAACGTAATTTCCCAAGTAACTTCTAGGGTATCTGAAGAACTTACATCAACAGCGGGTGAAATCTGTGCGTAAGCCATTGTATCAGTACCGTTTCCAAGCAAAGCCTCATCAATACCTGTAGCATTAAGGTCTCCAGCTTCAAACGTAGCTACATAAACAATTACGTTATCATCAGCCGCTCCCCAAGCGCCTTTGGTTTGTGGATAACCAGTATCCATAGCTTCATCAGAACCTGTCTGAGTTTGCAGGGCATCAACGGTTTTAGCTTCGGATGTAAATCCAGTACCAACACCAATAACAGCATTTGCGTTATCTAGTTTTGTTCTTTCAGTAGTATTTTGATGAAGGTCTGCAATTAGTGCATCACCCTCATTAGTAACAATGTTATGACCTTCACCAATCATATCTTTGGGGTCTAGATTAAAGAACTTTTGAAACCAATTTCTTTCACGTTTCTTTAGTTCTCCGTCCGGCCCAAAAACTTTAGCGGTAACATATCCGCGTACTCCAACTTTGTTTCTAAACATCTGTGTTATTCTCCTTTTAAAACACTTTTGAATAGTTCAGCCCATTGTTCCGAAATTAGCTTCCAAGAAAATTCATCTGAGCTAAACTTATCTATATTCTTTTGCGATAATTCTGCTAGCAAATCTCTATCACTATATAAGATTTCTAACTTTTCTGCCACATCATGTGGAGAAACAATTTTTCCTGTGGTAGTTATTTTATCAATTGTCCATTCTGTAATAGGGTCTACTACGAGTCCTACATCTTCATGTAACTTCCCCATAGATGAGTAGTTTCCCACAATTTGTGGAGCACCTGTTACTGCATGTTCCACATTCACTAGCCCAAAACCTTCTCCTAGGCTAGTATTTAATCCAACATCACAGATATTATAAATTTCGTTTAGCTGTTCAGTAGTAACTCTTTGGATTCCAGGATTCAAAGAAGTTAAAATTAATTTCTCGTCAATCCCTAACCTAGTTGCCATTCTTATAATATCTATGTGGTCATCAGTTACTCCACAGTGAGCATAGTATCTTGCATCATCCTTCCCTTGGGAAAATTCTGCAAAAGCTTTCATAGAAATATCTAGCCTTTTCCTAGGCTGATTTCTATTAGCGTTTAGAACAATAAAGTAATCTTTTGAATCATTATTTCCAAAAACTTTTCTTCTAATGTAGCTTTTGTCAGCACCAAGTTTATAGAAATCAGATGTATCTACGCCATGATTAATAATTTTTACATCATATTTACCTTCGGTAGCTACTTCAATAACCCCTCTACCAAACTCCGTATAAGCAACAATAGCAGATACTTTGTCAAAGTCCTTGTACCAAGCGGGATTATGGTCTTCTGCATCTGCTGGAGTGTAAGTTACTATTTTAGGAAAATCTATTTGCTTTTTATTGGAATAATCAATAAAATCTTGCAGATAATCCTTTTGTACCCAGGCATCATTCAAAATAAAAATAAGATTTGGCTGGTATACTTCCATCAGACCTTCTATTCTCATATGACCATAGATATCTGCTGGATGCATTCTTGCCGGAAAAATTGGAAAAGTATAATCATGGGGGTCTCCCATATGGTTTATACCAAGTCCAATTACTTCAAATTTATCTCTAGGTAAATATTTAATTATTGAATGAGATACCCTCGAAAATCCAGTAGGTGCTACCAAATCCGAAATCCATAAAATCCTTATCATCCCTTACTCCTTTATTAAATTCTAGTTTTTGTTTCAAATTTATTATCCTTAAATCCAGGTAAACTTTGTTTTCTAGGAGTTACTAAACGTTTAGTTGGGGGAGTGATTAAGGCTTCTAATTCTCCCCACAAACGATTTAAATTAGCGTCTACGTGCTTTCCTGCCGCAATATTGCTATAAGAAATTTCAAAATCTTTCCAAGAACCAATATTCCAAGCATTAGCCTCTAGGTCTCCTTGAACAAGAACTATTGCTGTCATTGTAATATATAAGGATTCATCCTGAGGTTCTATGACTCCAACTTCTGCTTCTGTATAATACCAAGGTGAATATTCCGTATTTCTAACAATATCAGGAGTAGCATCTAATAAGTATTTATTATAAATATACCTCTGTAGTTGTAAATGGGCAACCTGAATTGCAGATTCTATCCACTCGTCTGCGCAACGATATGGAGAAGAGCGGTCACCTACTTTTGTTCTTACAGGGGTAATTAAATCACTGATTACTGTCATTTTATTTGTCTAGTGATTGAACTTCAGCAATTCTAGCCTCTATGAATTGTGTATATTTTTCTGATTTTTCTTGCTTTCTTGCCATCTCTAGAAGTCTGGTTAATGGGGCTTCTGATTCCATTTTATTAATAGCCGCCTGAAACCCAAACCAAGGAGTATTTAGAATTTCTTCTAACTCTTCGTCAGATGCTTGATGTAATTTCTCAACGTCTGTGACTTCAGGTTTGACTTTCTTTTTAACTTCAATAAGATATCCTTTGTTAAAATGACCTTTGTTCATATTTTTAACAAATTGATATCCCTGAACATCCCATACTTCTAAAAAACACCCCTCGTCATTTGTGGCAGGATTTCCGTACATAACTTCATGTGCAACCTCGCCTGTAAAGGGGTTAATTACGTTTACAACTACTTTACTAAGTACTGTTTTCTTAAAAACTCTGTATGGCTTCCCTTCCTGCATAGCCGAATAAATCTCTAGATTCTTTTCCACGTTATTCCTCTCCTTATTAAATTTTTAGTGGGGAGGGAGATATGATTAGCACTCTCCCCCCCAAAAAGTTTAGTCCGTTTAGGTAATCTCAATTACGTGAATGCCTTGAGCACGGTCAATAATCATTCCGAATCTTTGATACAATTCTAAGTTCCAATAAGGCGGGGTTGGTTCATAATTAATCCACTGTTTACTCTTTACGTCACCGTAAGTAATAAACTCGCCAACTCCCTCACCAATAACAAGAACTTTATTTGTAGGCAGTAATGCATTATAGTCTTCGGGATTATCGTACTCCTGAGCTAATGCTACAATTGGAGCGCCGTAGTATTTACCTAACCAGCCAGTATTCATAACCTCTTCAAGCTGTGAATCTACTCTATGTAGAGTTGAGCCTGTGTCTGCCCAGAAACCACCAAAAGTAGTAATCGGGGTTAGAAGCTCTCTAGTTCCTACAACGGCTCTTACACTACCAACTGTTTGATTTACTTTGTCAATGGCATTTTTTAGCGTAGCCGCATTAAGTGCTGTAGCAACTGAAGAGTAATTGTCTGGGGTGTTGCTTGTAGACCAGACAGTGCTCAGAGCAGTAAAGATTTTGTTCTGATAATAGTCTCGAAGTTTTGCCATCATTTCGCCACGAATCTCTTGGATTGTGCCTAGCTCCCCTGATTCAAGTTCCCATTCATTGAACTGAACACCTACGTCAGCGCCGTCTAACACATAGTTAGCTCGCTCTGTCACAGTAATCTCATCTTTCAGATGGATTGAGCCAGGAACTAAGGTACGTACTTTTATACCTTTGCGTACTTTCTTAACTAGGATATCTCCCTCTTTAAGTGCTCTGCTGTTTAGGAGCATACCAACGAAGTCCACAGTAATGTGTCCAGGTTGTAGATACTCCACAAAAATTTGTGCTAAAGCATCGCGGTCATCCTTAACGGATGCTAAAGCTTCCTTTAGTTGTTTTTCATCCATGTTCTAAAGTTTCCTCCGATAATTTTATAGTAAGCTCTTAACCGTTAGAGCACCAGTTGAGCTTTCGTAGCCCACTACTTGGAACTGAGTTGCTGACGCAGAGTGCTTTAACTTGCCTCTGTCTGCCCCTGCTGTATGTTCAGGAATTAAGTACTCGCCTAGCGTTACACCAGATGCAGAGTATACATAATGTCCACTTGGAATTTCATAAACTCCCCTGCTGTGCATAAGCATCAGGTAACCAGAAGGAATTGTCTGTCCAATTTGAACAGAGGGTGCTGTCATTCTCACTAGAGCATTAAATGGAACATTTGCTGTTTGGTCAAATGCACCATATCTCAGTGACCAAGAAATAGCAGGATACGGTTGATAGATTGGGGGTTCAGTATTATCTGGCGGCCATGCAGAAATATAAAAAGCTACAGCGGCTTCACCGGCAGATGTAGGCAATTTAGCTCCTGGCAGGTCTTCTCTACTACCAAAGTTATATGACCATGAGTTAGAAGTTAGCAATACACATCTACCTTCTACAACATCAGTTTGGGCCACAGCCCCCATTACCTCACGTAAAATATTAACTTTCATTTTATGTTAACCTCTCTTATTCTTTCTTCACGTGAAGACCTCGTAAGCCTTCTCCAATTTCTTTAGCAGTATATTCCTGCCCCGAGTCAGCTTTAAGATTTGGAATATCTACTCCAGAATCTTTCTTTTTGTCTTCATCTTTTTCCCTAGTTGCAAAAGCTACCATTTCCTGTAAAATAAATTCAAGTGCATTGTCATCTAGGGATAGAAGCATTTCAGCCCTCAAATTTAGTTTTAATAGCCGCTAGTTTTTCTGCTTTTTCTTTTGCAGAATCAATTTCAGCCTTAAACTCACGAAGTTCCTCAAGTTCCTGAAGCTCTTCATTGTACTTATCTTCTTTTTCTTTAGCTTCGCTCTTCAGTTCTTCGATTTTTGAGTTAGCTTCGGCTAACTGACCATTAGCCTCATCTAATTTGGACTTAAGTTTTTCTAGCTCGTCCAATTTTTCTTTCTCCTTTTCCGCAATTGCGGTAATTTGAGTTCTTTCCTCATACGCAGGCTCACCTACGATAGCTAGTCCATTTAAAGACACTCCAGTTAAATCTTTAAATTTTCCATTTTCAATCTCATCTTTATAGGAAATTTCCCAAGAAACTTTGGGATTATTACCTTTGGCACTCATCTCTTCAAGAAGTTTAATATCTTCAGGACGCTCGTCAGGCCAAAGTGCTCCAAGAGCAATAACCTTGTCGTCTTCGCCCTTAAGTTTTGCGAGTACCCCAATAGGATTTCCCCACGCCTCGGCGTGGCCATCGGAGATTACTCCCCTAGCCATTTTAATGGGTGCGTTCACGCCAGACTTGATAAGATTAGAAAACTCCGTATTTGGAATTCTGTGATTATTGGCATTAGGCTTATCATCAGTAACAATAACTCTACACCATTTAAAATTAGGGTTTAGAGAAATAGAAGCCTCAGCCTCGTAGTCACTTCCGATAAACTCTAAATCGCCGTTTACCGTAAAAGTTTTCATAGAAGTCTCCTAAATATACCTAATTAGGTATATTACTACATTAATATTATACCACAAAATACCTTAAAACTGTCAAAATAAGAAAATTTTCTATTTTTCTTGCTGGTTTTTGTTGTCTTGTGGTGGTTTTTCTTGCTGATTTTGTCCAGGAATAGGACTATAAGGCTTAGGTGCAAATTCTTCAATACCCCTTTCTTTCATTTCTTTTTGCTCCTCTTCCCTTAAATCTAGCTCATCTTCCCAATTATACCCTAATTCTTTAGCATAACTTGTTCTACTTACATTGCCTGTATCATATAACTCTCTTAACGCGGCTGTCCATTCTGCAAATTCAGTTAAGTTAATTGGGTCAAATGCTAATTTGGTTTTTCCCCTTAGACTATTTAATCTAAACGTTTCAGCTAAGACATTATTAAGAATCTTTAGGATTTTTTCTCTCATGTGTATCATTGTTTTTTCTGGAGAAATGGATGAAATTTTAATATTACCAGCATTACTTCTTTCACTTTCTCCTACAATGAGTGAGCGAGGAAACCCAAGTCCTAACATAATGTCATCGTTTACATTTGCATATTTCTCTTCGTTTAGCAGTGCCTCTACAGGTGGAAATACCCACTCTATTTCTAGAGTATGGTTAGCAAATAATTGAAATACCCTTTCAATATCATTATTTTGACTATTCCTATAGTAAATTTGGTCTTTTAGGTCGTTTAGTTTATCCTCTTGGTCATCTGTTAGTGGGTATTCGTCATTACCAAGTCTAAACACCTGAATAGCCGTTATTACTCTACTGGCAATTGTATAATCCATCCTTCTTAAATTACGCTTGTGTTTAAGAGGTTCTAATACAGCGGTTAAATAAGGTGTAGGATAAGGGCTGTCCGTTACAACTTTACGTCTAATAATATTCTCTGTATTTTCAATTTTTATTGTAAGCTCTCCGTTTTCTACAGCTTTTACAAACTCTGGGTAATATTTTAACAGTTTTTTATAAAGCTCTATATCTTTAACTCCGCTTGCATACATTCCTTTGTTCTGAATAAAGGTAACAACCTCATCAGGAATCTTTGCATAGTACGAGGGAGAATCATCTATAATTGGAGATTCTATAATAATAGTAGCAGGGTCACGTACCCACATAGACACTGGAACATTCAAAGTTGTATATCTTTTAATTCCAAACTCCTGTAAGGTATCCTTTTCTACATCTCCGTATTTAACTTCAGGAATTACCAATCCTGAAATAAGATACTCCAATGCCATATTTTCAGCAAATTCTTGCAGAGGATTAATCATCCCATCTACAAGTTTTTCCTCGTTGGTATTTAAATCAGTTTTTGGATAATTTAAAGTATTAATCCCAATGTCTATCATTTTATTAAAAACTGACGATACTATTGCATCATGTCTGTAAAAAAATCTACAAGAACCTACAATTTTAGAAAAATTTCTGTCGTTGATTACCTCATCCATCTTGTCCACTTTCCGTGGAGTTACCCAAGGATTATATGAAGTAGTCATATAAACATTAGACGCAGTAGCCAGTGAAACAGTCGTTGTTTCTTGTTCTTCCATAGTTTACTCCTATAACCAAGACACTCTCATAAGGTTAGACACTCTTGGTCTTAGTTCTATTAATTCATTTTCTAAATAATACGCCAAACTACCACAAAGTAAAGCGGCAGTATAATGGTCTTCTCCCCTCTTACCGCCTCTGTAAGTAAGGGTTTTGTATGAAATATCTCCATTTGGATTTTTCATATATGTCATTCTTTCTAGTTCGGCTACGGTTTCTAGGTCTGTACTAGAATACACAATTTTATGTCCGTTTGAATATTCTTGTAAAACTGACACGGACAATGGCTTAGTTTTGGATTTAATCTCTTTTCCATCAGAATCGTATCCAATTATAATTGAACTAGAAAAGTTTATAGGTCTAAGCCTGGTTCTGAAGTTCTTATGTAAATATTCATCCCCCTCCATAAGTCTTTGGGTTAAGGCTTTTCCAGCAGACCCCTCATCAACTCCTATTAAAGAAGGTTTAAATCTTAAATCTAAGAAATCTATCAATTTCTCTTGTATACTATAAGACACTTTATTTAATTGTACTTTAGCGTGAAATTTTATAGTTCCTTTAGTTGTCAAGTATAGTATAAAAATAGCAGTTGGGTCTGTATACCCTAAGTCAATACCCATTAACACCCCGCTGTTATTTTTAGGTGGAAGTGGTAAAAGGGAAAGTTTATTATAATACTCATTTAGATTCTTTTCCAATTTTATACCATCAATTACTAGCTTGTAAACAGGATATTGCTCTATACTCATTAATCTTCTATCAAACACTGAGAATATAGGTGAGCCGTGCTCTCCGAGGAAGAAATGGATAAAATCTGGACTATCTTTTCCACCATATTGTTCAATAGCTCTGAGTTCGTCATCTTCCGTCATCCTTGGATTATCGTAAGATGATACTCTGTGCTTAGTATACATATCAAGCTCTTGGTCAGCTAGATAAAGAATGTTGTTTTCTCTTAGTCCTGTGGGTACTCCGCAAACTAACCACTGACATCCAGCCATCCATGTATTCATAATAGGTTGCATTTCTTGAAATGCTGGATGTGGAAAATATCCACCCTCATCTATAACTGCTATAGGAAGGTGAAGTCCTATAAAATTTCTACCATCTCCTGTTTGTCCAGCAATACGACTTTCGAAAATAGCCCCATTTAAAAGCTTAATTGTATTAGTCGAACTGTTAATTCCTTGGTTTTTTCGTAAAAAGTGTTTTAAGAAACTATGTTGTCTAAAATTTCTTACTAGTCCATCCCACACAGGTTGCATATGTACTTTTGAAGGTACTGCATATAACATAGTAAATGATGGAAATACATTAAAAATCATCCACCAGATAAACTTAGCTACTAAAGCAAAAGTTTTCCCAGTAGCTCTCGCTGTACATATGCTAACATGAGAATTAAAATCCCCTAAAATTTCTTGTTGATACCAATCCATTTTTAGAGGCTCATCATACTCTGTTATATCTAAATTATATATGAACTCTGCACAGAAAACTGGATTTTTTAAAACTTCGTAAAGAATTAAATCTTCTTGAGTGACTACTTCTTTCTTTTTTAACGCCATCTGTTTTTGAATTTTTCTATTTCCCAAGGCTCATAAAAATATTGGGCATAGGGAGTATTATATGTCTCCTCCAGATATTCTTCTGGAAGTTTTACGTATTCTAGGAAATCTAAATAAAATTTTCCTATTCTTTTTTTACGCATAAAGTTAGACTTGGGCATTTTTCCAACTTTATCCTCAATACCCAAGAAATCGGCTACGGGTCTAAAATTCAAATTTTCGAAATTTTCTACCCGCATAATTAAAATTTCTCGTTTCCTGTCCTTATATATTTGATAACCCTTTGATTTATTAAATCTTTTACTATCTAAAATAGGGCCATAAAAATACCCAAATTCATGTATCCACCAATTCATAATACTATAATGTTTATAATTATCTAAAAAAGCCTGTACAGTATCATCTCCAACTTCCATTCTCTTATAGGCTGGATAGTATTTGTGAAGTCCTTGAAAAAAAGCAGAGATATTTCTAGCTACAGGGTCTCTCGTTAAAGAGATAATTTTATATGGTGGCCCACCAGTTCGTAGACTTTTTTCTAAAGGTGGTTTAGTAGTAGCATACTCTGCTTCTGGTAATCCCCTTATATAATGTGCATGTAGACTTTTATACCCCGCCTGTTTAATACCCACTTGCACAGAAATAGACCCTACTTTGCCCATGTTATGGATTAAACATTGATTATCCCCGAATTTCTGCATTTACTTTTTCCCAATAAATGTCATTCCACTCTTTAGTACCGTCCATCATCTCTTCATCAAACCAATCCATATAGTCTCCAATTATTCCCTTTCTTCTCCAAAGGTCGTTTCTTTTCTCTGTTCCAACTTCTCTTCCAGATTTAGTCTTGAAGGAATGTTGATGAATAATATATCTAATTTTTCTATCAGCAATTCCAGCATTTAGGAAATTAGAGATTGCCTTTATCTCCCTTTCTGTATCTTCAACTAACCATTCATAGGTAGTCCAAATATAGGGAAGTTCTGATTTAATTTTATTTCTAGTAGAATATCCAAAAAGCATATTATCTTGATGCTGAAGTTCTTCGTTCTTAAAATTTACATCTTCAAGAATTGTATATTTTATAGCATCAAAGTCAGTCTCTTCTTTGCGTTGTTGATATCCCTTATTCTTATCGTGATATCTATGATGAAATGCGTAAGATACCGCCCTATCCCTAGGATTTCTTACTATAGCTAAAACTTTATAATCTACTGGAAGTACTTTTTCTAGAACATTGTCTACAGTACACCTGTGAAATTTTGGAATTTTATTTTCATCTAAGTATCCCCTGATTTTATTTCTCCAGTAGTAAAGTTTGTTTCTGTCAATTTCTGGGCTTACTTCTTTATTGTAAAGGTCTGCAAGTAAATAGTGAATCCATCTACTACCAACCCTATGCCCACTAATTATAATTAAATTATCCATTTAATTCTCCATTTTGAATATATAATGTGAAGTCCATTTCCGTGTTCCAACCAGTTTGCCTTTAAGAGGTTGCATGGACTTAAATAGTTCCTCTTCACTGTATCCTAAATCTTTCTTCTGATGTCTTTCTATCATCCATATGATATTGTCTAAGTGTTTAATATCTTTACCGCTTTCAATAACATCTAATTCATTTCCCTCAGTGTCTATTTTTATAATTGCCTTGTCGAAAAACGGATTCCAGCTAAAAATAGTATCAAGAGAAACCCATCCTACATCTGCTTTATGAATCCTAATTCCAGTTTTAGGGCCTATCATTCCTCTGCTAGACATTGAATTTAGATAAACTTCTTCATCTCCTGTTCCTACAGCTAGGGAAAATATAGATACGTTACCAAATTTCCCTACATTATCCTGTAGAATTTTATTTCGTTTGGGGTGAGGTTCGAATGCATATACGTGGGCAGTATTGTGTGCCGCAACAAGTGCGTGGTATCCCCATCCTGCTCCTACATCTACAAACATATCATATTCCTGTGTTTCCAAAATTTTAATAAACTCTTTTTCAAACATAAACTCAGCATGAGCTTGTTCATTTTTCTTTGCTACGGGAAGATAAATAGTTCCGTATTTTGTCTTTAATTCTCCCATGTTACCTCATTAAAGTCTATTCTTGGTAAATATTTTTCGTCTAAAACAGTTCTAGTACTAGCATTGTAAATTTTACGACCAGCCTCTTCATAAACTTCTCTAGCCATTTGGTAAGACTTAGCCATTCTTTCTACTTGCGGTATAAACCATTTAGTTCCTTCTGGATAGTAATCTTTTGTAAAATGATTTATATCCTCTCCTTTAGTTTCCACTAAAGGAAATCCTGCTTGAGCTATACCTGTTTCATTTACCTGTTTAAGCTGTTCATCTAATTTTTCATAATGGTCTAAACCTACACAATATAACTCTTGTATACCCATAAAGTACGCAAACTGCATAGCTAGAAAAGTACTAGTACCTCCACCGTGTACTCCATTATAGGGATTCTTACAAAACTCTACTTTAGGGTGTCCTCTAAAAGCATATATTGGACTTTTAGGATTAGTGAATAATTTCCTAATACCATTGGATACAAATAGACCTGCTATTCTGAGTTCTTCAATTTCATCTAAATGCTGAATAGCTATATTTTTATCTCCAATAAAATGATAATATGGGGTAAAATGTTCTAACTTATAGACTAAACTAACCGAAAAAGTTAATTCTCTATTTAAAATATCTACTGGAATATCATTTAAACTGGGCCCGCCAGCTACAAGAATTGCTTTTTCGCCCTTCCATAAATTTGAAAATCTCCCGAAACTCATTTTTTCCACTCCAAGTTGTGTTTTCTTACTAGATACGTCATGTTATCTAGTCTGTGCTTCCTGTAATTATCAAATGTTTTTCTGATTCTCTCTTCCAAATGAACAAAGGGTAACTTACTTTGTTGTATATCATAACCCTTCCAAGCTCCTCTGAAACAATAATCAGCATCCTCAAAACCAGCTATTTTAAAATTCTCATCAAAAAACCCTATTTTCTCAACAGCCTCTACCGGTATTGCATATATCCACCCATCTATAAAAGGAACAGGATGTTTAAATTTAGGAAAGTTACTGTGTATTTTATTTCCGTATAGCGTGTTTTTGTCAAGAGTTTTCAAATAATTTATAAAGCTTCCAGTACAAAGTACATCATTATTAGTTATAATTACCCACTCAACATTTGAGGGAATTCCTGTTTCAGCAGGTCTTTCCTTAAAGTTCCATAGAACTTCTAATCCTTTGTTTATAGCTTTTGCGTAAGAGCACGGAAGTATATTCTCTGAGTTTTCGTCTAAAGAACATTTATTCCATAGCACATATCCCTTTCCTAACCACTCTGTTTTCTGAACTCCGGTATATTTATGACCATTATCTACACAAATTACTATCAAATCTCGTTCGTATTTTAAAATAGAATCAATAAGAGGTTCTGTATATTTTTCCCACTGACCTATCCCTACAATAATCACTGCCGCATTCATTTTTTTCTTTTTTTACCTCTCCCAAGTAGCTTAAAGTTTTCAAGTTTATCGTCTTGTTCATACTCTATATTATAAGTTTGCTTATCAAGTTTTCTACTTTTCCATGCACTGGGGTTAGTAGTTAATAATCCGTTCATTCCAATATTATATGCTCTAGCAACTAAAGGTTGGTATTTTCCTTCAGTATGTTTTCGGATAAGTTGAGTTACAATAGTATCATAATAAGGTGTTCTTCTATCAGGGTCATATCTAGTTTTCCACCCAGATTTCATAGAATTCCAGCTATCTCTGGTTAGGTAAAAGCCCCACAGTCTAGGTCTAGATGCTTTTTCCAATTTGTGTAAATCCTGTGGAATCCTTGGTTCTTTTATTCTAACCGTGTGAAAGCTAGCAGTAACATTTGGGTATTGTTCTGAGCATCTATCCAAAAGTCTCAAATAATTTCTACAGACAACTAGGTCATCTTCAAATATAAATAATCTCTCATATTCATTAAATAGATTAAAAACCTTGTTTATTTGATTATTTACGCCTTCATTTTTACTATTTATTGTTAAATTTGTTACGGGTAAGGTAGTACTCTTTATTCTAGCTATGTTTTTTTCTATGTCTTCTGACGTAGATAAAAAATAGGGTGTTTTACTTTCAGGATACCCCTCTAAATTATCTTGAAAAAAATGCCAATCAAATTTTTCAGCGCCTATACAATTTTCTAAACTTGATAAACACTTGTCCAAATATTTCCATCTACACATAGTTATTATAGCTACTGCTGTTTTCATATCTTGTTAAAATTAATTCTTGGTATTATTTCTTCGGAAAGTTTAGTCACACTACTTGCATTATAAAGTTCTCTCTGATTACTTTTATAAACTTTATATGCTTCTCTATATGAATTTTCTAATGCTTCTAAATTTTGAAATCTAAAAAAATAATTTGGAGGATAGTAATCTTTTGTAAAATGATTTATGTCTTTATCTTTATTTCTAAACTCCATTTTATGTTTAATAGATTTACTGTAATCCACAAAATGATTCATTCCTACAATATATACAGGATTTAACCCCATGTAAAATGCAATTTGTAAAGCTACTATTGTAACTGAATGTCCTAACTTCATACCCTTAGTGATATCAGTGGAAAATTTACCAGACCCAAGCCTATATCTAAAAACTCCAGCTACCTCTGGTACAAAGTCATGACAAAATTTTATACCCTGCTGTTTAATTAATTCTTGTGCAAATTCTTTTTCAACTCTTTTATCTGCTGTAATTAGGTATGAGTAATTCATATCTTGTTTTAAATATCCTCTATTTAAAGCTATAATTATTTTATCATTAATTTTAGAAAAATCAACGTCATTTAAACTGGGGCCGTTACAACAAATAATTCCAATTTCGTTTGAGTGAATATCTTTAAATCTTTCTAAATAGTTCATTTATCTCCAAAAACTCTAAACAAAGTATATGGACATTCTTTAGTAAAGTAGTCTATATACTGCTCATTTCCATCTAAGTCATCAAACAGATAATCAATAGAATATTCCCTTACCATTCTAGCTTTCCAAGTACCATTGTTCCCAGGTGTTTCTTTTAATTCCTTTTTTTCATCGTCCGTTTTACAGATATAAAAATCTGGCTCTGGAAAACCTCCTTGTTTCCATAGCTCCAAATCTTTTGTTTTTAAATTGCAATTATGTGAAGTTAGTATACCTATTTCGTGTCCAAAAAATTGCATTGCGTTTACAAAATCTTTAAAAAACTCTCTATGAAACCACGCTGTTCCGTCTAGGTCAATAGCTATTTTCACTGATATCTTCTTTCTTTTAGGAAGGAGTACTCGTCAGATTCAACTTCTGAGTATTCCTTAGAATGAACTAATTCTGTTTCTCTTATATCTCTAACCATCTGTTCAAACTCTGCTACTGTTAAAGATGCATCAATATGGTGGATTTTTAAATCCCTAGAGAGAGTTATATGTCTCTCTACAAAACTAACTCCTAATCTGATAGCCTCTAGTGTTGGCATCCAGCCTTCTTCGTGACCGGAATATCCAATGGTAACATCAGGCTCAAAGGTATCTCGTAGTTTTTTAATAAAACCTATATTGCATTGTTCCAGTGGAGTCGGATAAATTGAAACACAGTGATTCAAAATTAATTTTAGATTAGTAGACAATACTGTATCAACTACCTCTTGAATCTGTGTAAAATTTAAACCCCCAGTACTTACTATCAGTGGTTTGCCTATACCAGAAAATAGCCTCAGGAACTCTAACTCTGTAGCATCCATAGACGCTACCTTGTAAAATGGAGGATTAAATTTTGAAATAAACTCTAATCCTTTTTCATCATGAATAGTGGAAAACCAAGGAATTTGAATTTCTCTACAGTATTCATCCAAGACCTCAAAATCTTTTTTTGAAAGTTCCATAGATGCTCTATACATATTGAAGTCATAACCCCTGTATTTCTTTCCAGATACGTAATAATTATTTACATCTTTTATTTTAAACTTTACAAAGTTTGCCCCAACTTCTTTGCTTCTCAGGGCTAAAATCTTAGCAAACTTTATCATCCCTAAGTGGTTAATAGATATCTCAGATATTATATTTACCATCTTCCATATTTCCTATAAATCTCATCCAAGTTTTTTCCAGAGTTTATCTCTTTCCTTATAGAATTTTCTCTCCTGGTCTCATCATATACTCGTGCAAAAAAATCAGGGGCCCACTCATTTTTTATTAGTAAAATTCCATCATTATCCGCAAAAATATAATCTCCAGTGTTTATTTTTAAACTTTGATTGGGAAAATCTGCTGGTAACTCTATTTGTTCTCCATAGGAAGTTAACACCCACCTGTTTAAAGCATCAACGGGGGAAACATATTTGCAAAAACAGGGAAATTTCATATTGATTATTAAATTACTATCTCTAACACCCCCATCTGTGATAAAACCAGAGGCTCTAGCCTTTCTATAAATTTGTAAGGTTATATCTCCAGCGTGTGCTATTTGGTCAGTTGTGTCATTTGATTGTAAAAGAACAATATCTCCAAGATTTATTTCATTAACTATTTCCAACCTAATTTTGTCTAACTCTTCGTAGCTGTAAGACCCAGGCTTATACATCTGTCCTGTAGTTGTAAACACTTTACTAAAAATCACAGAGTCATTTCGTAATGGTCTTATTTCTCTGCTTATCAAACACTCATTATCTTTTATTCCCATTTTAGCTAGAGTATCATAAACAATTCCTGAATAAATCATAATAATGCCTCCGCTATAGCCAAATCCTCATAATCATTTATATCCAATCCCTCTCTCTTTGAGATAGGAATCACAAAAGGAATATTCCCAACTCTGCGCTTTAGTCTAAATAAAGTTTTTGTGTAAATCCCATATAATCCGTGTGTTTCCATATACTTAGGAGGTAGCTCAAAACTATTCGGAATATTATTTAAATCATACTCCGGAAGAAAATTCTTATCCCAAAAATATTCGTGAAGTTTATTTACAGTAAAGAAACTATCGTACTTTGAAGAACCTGTTAAAAATTTTTCTATACATGTGTCTATAGTTTGGGAAGTTAAAAATGGTGAGGTAGCAAAAGTCTGAATAAGTAAATCACAATAATCTACCGAATGTAATGCCCACATCATTAGTTCATTTGCTCCAATAAAATTAGTAGCTAACTCTTTGGGTCTCCGTATAATCTTTAGACCAGCATTCACTAAAGGCTCACATTCAGCTATGATTGAATCATCTTCCGTATCTAAATATACCTCATGAATCATTTTAGATTTTAAAGTTCTTTCACATGCCCTGTAAACTAAAGACATTCCTCCTAAAAGGTATTTGTTTTTATTTTTTAGTCTTACGCTTTTACCCTTAGCTGGAATTACTGCTGTTATTCTCATTCTGTAACCTTTTTATTAAATTTGTGTAATCATTCCATGAAGCTAAATCAAAGTAATAATCCATTTGAAAAGTATTTAGCCCAAAAGTACTTATGGCTAGATTTATTGCAGTGGTATAAGTATCTATATCTAAGTTTTTCCAAAACTCTGCTACTTCCTTAGACCACACGATAGTACCCCATGCATCATAAACTCCCTTTAAACTTTCATCTTTGTTTACAACACGCCCAGAATCTGCTATAACTCCAAATCTTTCTGGTTTATCTGTTTTAAAAATTCCTAAATAAAAATCTTTTGTAAACTCTCTCACAAAAGTATTATCTGGAATAAATGTATCTGGCATGGCAAATAAATTATATTCGCCAGCTAGGGGTAAACTTTCATATATAGCTCCATAAATATCTTTGTCTTCTCGTTGAATTGTATACCAAAGTCTATGAAACCCATATTTCTCTAAATGTTGAACATGGGTATGGATTTTTTCTTTGTTACTAACAACTAGAATATCTTCTGCCCCACCTAAAAACATGGTGGTAATTGTTTTATCAATCATCCATTTTTTATTACCCACAGGTAAAAGTTCTTTGTAATATCCACCCCATCTAGTACCTTTACCAGCGGCTGGAATAACTCCAAGTATACTCATTTTATAATTTAAATACCCCTTATTTTAAAGTATCCGGTAAAATTTCCGGTTTGTTTGTACCATCTTTAACAAGCTCTGAAAGTTGAACTGTAAACGTATATTCGCAGGGTTCGTCATTAGCTTGTTTTTTATTGCACCTTAAAGTTAATTCATTTTTTTCCTCATCGGCGTACATAGTCCAAACAGTAGAAAGTAATAAGTTACAGTTTGGGCAAAAAATATAAATCATTTTTTGCTTATAATATTCTTTAGCTTTTTCTTTTAGGGTTTCTATAGCCTCAATGAGAGATTCTGCTTTATCACTTTTTCTAGACTTGCGTACAATTTTTAAATCATCCTGTAATTTTGAAATATCACTACGAAGGTCTGACATCTGTCTATGTAATTCTCTAAGGACTGTCAAATTTTCATGTGTAATTCCATTCTCAGATGTACGCAGTTCATAGTAAGTATTCTCTAGGTCGTTAAGCGTAATGACCGCTTGGGCTAATGCCCTAAGCGTCATCATGTCATTTACCTTCAAGTCGTCTAAATCATAGTCTTCTGAAAAACTTCTAAGAGTAGCCTCGATTCTAGTTTCAAAATTTTGGTTATGGGAGGACTGAGTAAGCCTCATGTCCATAACTCTACTAAATTCTTCGTCAGATAAATCTCTATATTGAGGAAGGTTTCTTAAACTTTTAGGATTAACTGGCATTCACTTCTCCTATTATAATTATACCATATTTTGATATTTAACCGTCAAAATAAAGTATTTTATCTTTATTTTCAAGCAAAAATTCATATAGATTATCTCCTAACTCTAATAAACATCTTTTACAGAACCAGAGATTTTTATATGGTTTATCTACCGCTATCATCCTTTTTTTAATCTTGTCTAAATTCCTTTTGCATTTAAAACATTTTTTATCCTTCACGCTTCTGTGCATTCCTTAATGCTTTTTTAAGTCTTGTAACTGTACTTGGTATTAAATTCTCTTCGTTCTTTGTGTATATAAACGCGATTAAAGAATTCAGCTCTCCAACAGAAAGTTGAACATAAACTAAATTATGGTTCTCTCTGCAACTATCCGCTTTAACTTGGTCTTTGTAAACCTTATTGCAGTAAGAACATTTATACCTACCGTCTATTAGTTTAATAGCCATAGGTATCTTCTAGCATGTTTATTTCTTCGTCTACTCTATATAAATCTTCCATAACTTTTTGAGCTTCCTCGTAAGTAATATCTCTATAAGATATTACATTTCCGTTATAGTCTATAACCTCTAAGCGTCCTAGCTCATGATTATATTCTAGAGTATGTTCAAACATTTCGCACATCATCCTTCTCCATTTCCTCTACAGTGTACGGAGTGAGTCTTTCCCAAGCAATTTTACAGTATTTTTCTGAAATTTCCGTACCTGCAAAGTGCCTATTCATTTCCAAACAAGCTTGGGCAGTTGCTCCACAACCCATAAATGGGTCAAATACCAATTCACCAGCTTCGGTGAAGTGATGTATTACCTTTTTAATTAATTCAACTGAAGTCATGCCTGGATTTGGATACCTTTCCTCTCTAAAGAAGTATCCCTCCCCTGGTAACCTGATG